TTGACAAATGTCCAGAGCATGATAATGAGTTGCTACATAGCGATGATAATGGTATAGTTATTGTTATAAGATTTAATAATCAAAAGGAGGATTAATGGATAAAGATCAAGAGATAAAACAATTAAAAGAAGAGTTAGCTTATTATAAAAAAAACTCTGTAATGATATGTGGTATGAGCACTGAGGATGATGATGATGGTAAACATGCAAGTGAATTAGGTGTAAAAGATGGTGAAACATTTTTTGACTTTGATGAGGAAGGTTTTGTTGATGATGCACTATATCAATTAAAATCTGTGCTTAAATATGATAAAGTATTTAGAAATGGTGAGAAAGAATGATTAGGATAATAATTATTTTATTATTATTAACATATTGAACCGCCAATAAAAATAATATAAATCCTTGGGCATCAATAGTAAAACAAATCTTAACAAATGGAGTTAGCAGATGATAAAAAATATAGTATTGGAAATACGTAGTATAATAAATGATTATCAAGATGTGATGTCAAAAGATATTGAGCAATCATTAAAAAATCTTATTGATTTTGTAGAAAAAGATAATTTAATAACAAAGGATATGTTAGTTAAAAATACATATGAGGGTAATTACTATGCCAAAAAAAATGCCGTTATGTTTGATTTACAGAATGGTAAACAAAATGTAGTTTGCTTCTGTGATAATATATATACCGCACAGGGTATAGTAGAGGGATTAAATATGTTAGATAAACTAGAAGCAGATGGGGCAGAGTTAAGAAAATGAATGATATAATAGATTATATGATAAGTAGAAATAGATCAGTGGCTTATGAAAAGAGCAAGATAAAACCAATGCGTGATGATCTCATGGTACAGCAACAGGTAGATAGTAGGTGGCAACATATGGTAGCTGTTATATGTTTGAATCAAACTAGTCGTAAGATAGTTAAGAAGATACTACCAAGATTTTTCAGGAGGTTTCCCGATGAGCATTCTCTGTTACGTGCAGATGTAGATACTATCGCTGATATGTTAAGAGACCTTGGTATGAAATATGTAAGATCAAGAAGATTGATAAGAATGTCAGAGGATTACTTGACATGGGATGGCAAAGATGCTAAGCAGTTATTTGGTATCGGTAAATATGGTAGTGATAGTTACGAGATATTCTACAAAAATAATTTACCAGATAATGTACAAGATAAAGAACTCAAAAGATATATAAGGGAGGAACTATAATGGCAAAGGTTAGAGTTTATCATGCTGTCAATGTAGATGACAAGCAAGTTGTAATTGATATACATGAGATAGCAAATCAAAGTATAAAAAAAATGAAATTAGAATATCCAGGTTATGATATTATAATAGTTGATGATCACCCAATAGGTGAGGGACATCTTTAATTTTTAACGTAGGAGTAATAATGAGAGAATATACATTTGTAAGAGGTGATGGAGAAAAAAAAGTAATAGAGGCTAGAAGTTTAAAGAAAGCCATAATAAAATATGGTGGCAAACCTATTGATAATGATAAGTTTGTCCATATAAATTGGCAAAATAAAAAAGGTAACTCATCTTATAAAGTATTAGAAGTACCATATATAACTAGAAAAGAAAGAAAAGGTAAACTGTGACATTTTATCATCCTAATTATTATAAGAAATTAAGAAAAAACAATTTGACAAAAGATAAAAAAGATGATAAGGGAAATGATTATGATAAAATACAAAGTAAGATTAATAGGACTAGGAATAGAGGCAGTAGCAGTTATGCCATTAGAGAAGGATCCAACAATAGAGACGATAGAGAATAGTGTAGCTTATTATTTAAATAATAAATTAATGAAGATAGAGGCATCTGATTTTTATATGACAGACAAGTATGTTATAACATATGAGGAATTAAATATTTGAATTATAAACAACAGCTACAAGTTATAAAAGGTTTGTCATTATCAAAAGATATACAAACAAGAATGGATTGTCCATTCTGTAATAATAAAAATACATTATCAATAGATACTACAGAAAATAAATTATATTGGTTTTGTTTTCATGCAACTTGTAAAGCAAGAGGCAAAAGTATAGGAGATAAAGATATGAATTATGTAGAGAAAGTTTTTTTTGGTAATAAAGATTTACATGTGCATGATAAAGACTTTGAGATACCAGATAGTTTTCAATCAATATATTCTAATGATAAAGCTATGCACTGGTTAAATAAAAATAATTGTTGGGAGTCTTGGTCTTGGGGTAGAGCAGATTTTAAATATGATGTAAGACAAGATAGAGTTGTGTTCTTGGTTAAAAATAGATTAAATCATAAGATAGTTGGTGCAGTAGGTAGAGCATTAAATAAAAGTGAGTTTCCAAAATGGTTTATGTATGGTAGTAAAGATGTACCATTTAAATGTGGTGACTGCGAAGATGTTGTAATTGTAGAAGATTGCCCATCAGCATGTGCAGTATCTAATGTATTAACTGGTGTTGCTATAATGGGTACTAGTTTAAAATCATCACACCTAGAACATCTAAGACCTTATAAAAATTTATATGTGTGTTTAGATAGAGATGCAACATCTAAATCATATGACATGGCAAAAGATTTAAGATCATCTGGTTTTGATAATGTAATCGTTAAAGCAATAGAGGATGACCTTAAATACTATAATACAGAGCAAATAAGGAGAATGTTTTATGACTGAAGATATGAAAAAAGAAATATTAGATAAATGGAATGAGTGGAAATGGGATATATATGAATCTAATAAACCAGATTGGAATCAGAGAGATCAATCAATTGCAGAAACAATAAGTCAAATTTTATTAAAGGAATTAAAAAATGATTGAGAAACAAATGATTAGGCTTATGCTTAATAAAAATTTTTATACACAGAATAAAAGTATATTATCTCCCACAGTTTTTGGAGGTGATATTAATTCTTTGTATGAGACAGTTCAGAAAGCACATGAAGAATACGAAGATGATATAAAGGTAGATGATCTTTATTCTTTGCATACTGTTAGATTTAATCCTGCACTTACAAGAGCAGCTAAAGAAAAGTTTAGTGAATTAGTAGAGGATATAAAAGAAGTTCAAGAGCCAAACAAAGAGGTAGCTAAAGATATACTTAGAATATTATCTGATAGAGATTTAGCACAGAGAATAGGTATAGAGGCAACAGAAATATTTAATGGTAAAGATGCTAATTTTTCAGAGATAGTTAGTATGATTGATAAACATAAGACTACTATTACAGAAGATAAAGCACCTGCAGTTACAAAAGATATATCTGAAGTAATAGATCTTTTAAATGTTACAACTAAATGGAAATTTAATATACCTGTATTGCGAGAAAACGTAGGTGGTGTTGGTGGTGGTAATCTTATGATAGCTTTTGCTAGACCAGAGACAGGTAAGACTGCTTTCTGGGTTAGTTTATGTGCAGCACCAGATGGATTTTGTGCACAGGGTGCAAAGGTACATGCATTTATTAATGAGGAACCTGCAATAAGAACTCAGATAAGAGCAATATCAGCTTACACAGGTATGACTAGAGATGAGATATTAGATAATAAATCATCTGCACAAATAAAATGGAGTGGTATAAAAGATAATTTATTTATGTTTGATACAGTTGATTGGTCAATGGATGATATAGATGCACACTGTGAAAAAAATAAACCAGATATAATTATTATAGATCAATTAGATAAAGTAAATGTAAAGGGAACTTATGCAAGAACAGATGAGAAGTTAAGACAGATATATACAAGTGTTAGAGAAATAGCTAAACGTAGAAACTGTGCGGTGATTGCTATATCACAGGCATCAGCTGATGCACATAATAGAAATAGTATTTCGTTTGATCAGATGGAAAACTCTAAAACAGGTAAGGCAGCTGAAGCTGATCTTATTATTGGTATAGGTAGAAATGCCAACACAGATGCTGAGAATAAAATAAGAACATTATGTATTAGTAAAAATAAAATAAATGGTTATCATGGTGAACCTGTGTGTACCATTAGAAGGGCGATAAGTAGGTACGAGGTATGATAACAACAGTAGACGTAGAAA